TTGCTCCAAGTTGCCGGATTCGCGCAAACACGAAAGCAGCCGATGCCCGTCCATGACACCATCCGCTTCCCGGCTCAGTTGCGCCAGCACGACGAACGGAATGTCCGCCTCCCGTGCCAGCGCCTTGATCCCGACGCTCATGTCACCCACGATCTCATACCGCTTCTGGCCCGCCTTGCCGCCGCCCCTGAGTAGCTGGATGTAGTCGAGCACCACCAGCCCGCCCGGATGTTTCGCCGCCCATCGCCGCACCGCTGAGCGCATGCGCGGGAAGGTGAGCCCCGGCGTATCCAGGACATGTAGGTTTTCTTTCGTGATCCGCTCCTCTGCACTCAGGGCTTTTGTCACTTCCTGGGGCGCGAAGGTGCCTTTCTTGGATGCTTCCTTGATAACTTGCACGTTTACCCCGCATTCGATGCTGAGGATCCGCGTCCACAACGCCGAGGCCGACATTTCAAGCGAGATAAACAAGACTGGCACACCATCGCCGAAGGCAGCCTGTGCCGCGAAATTCAGGGCGATTGCAGTTTTTCCCACGGAGGGACGGGCCGCCAGAATGATAAAGTCACCCTTCTGGAAACCGCCTGTGAGGCCGTCTAAGGCGTTTATGCCGCTTTGTACTCCCATCACACCACCCACGGCCTGGGTTAGCCGTCCAAGCCATTCTACCCCCAGCGCGAAGCCTTTTGGCGTTTCTATGACTTCCTGCTTTGCGCCGGAGCAGTTCGCCAATGCCAAAAGCTGCGTATCAATGAAGGCAGATGCTTCCTCTGGGCTTGGAAGCGTGTCCGCCGTGGCTATCCGGTTTAGGTCCGCGCCAATGCGCCCAAATTCACGGAGCAACCAGAAGCGGCGGACGTGCTCAGCGTAATGCAGGACGTTCGCCGAGGTCGCAGCCACGCCGAGCATCTCTGAAACGTAGCCCACCCCGCCCATGGCATCGGAATTGGATTCGTCGGCGAGTATCAGTGATGGGTCAACCCGGCGGCCTTTGCCGTTGATGTCTTGGATCGCTGCGTAGAGCGCGGCATGGGGCGCAAACTCAAACATGGCGCCCGTGTCGCCCAAGAGCGCGAAAGCGTCCGCCGCAGCGTCGCCCGCGCCCTCGCAGATCATGAAGCTGGAAAGCACGGCGCGTTCGGCTTCGGTGGTTTGTTCGTGGGTGGTCATCTCGCTTCCTCCTTCTGCCCCGCAAGCCGCTCAAGCAGCCCGTCGGGGAGTTCGGTTTGGGTTATTACTTCATCTTCTGATTCGCTGCAAGCCGGTCATACATTGCGTCGTTGTTGGTGTTTCCATTTCCGTTTCCAGGGGCACTGTTTCGTGCCTTCCATTTATCGTGCATTTGTTCAAACTTGGTAATCCCTGATTTTCCTGTTGAACGGAGCCGCACCAAAGACTTTACAACGGCCCGCCAAAAACCCGTGGGGTCTTCTTCGCCCGTGAATACCCATGTGATAGTGTCCACCACATCCCGCTCGCTGTAGCCGTCAATACGCACCAGCCGGGAAAGGGTCAGCCTTGAAGCGTCATCCACCTTACTTTCGGGCTTCGGGGTTTTCTTCTGGTTGTGCGCCGCGTCAACCAGTGTCCAAATGCTCCAATATTCAGCCTTGAGTATCGGGAGTTTTTTAAGGGGATCCGAAAAAGGAAGGGAAGGGATCTCTTCTTTATCCTCTACTCTACTCTCCTCTACTCTATGGCCTAGGGCTTGAGTGGGTTGAGCCTCGGGCTTAGCCATAGGCTCAGAGCTTTTAGCTATGGGCTTAGCCTTAGGCTTAGCCTCTTGGGCTTCTTTGCGCTTCTTTGCCTTGCTCTTCGTTGCAGCCCCGCCCTTAACATAGTTTGGCGCATGTTGCCAATAGTCGTGTATTTCAACGTATTCGCCACACTCGTCCATCCACCCAAACATCAAAAGCGCACCAAGAAATTCGCCTTCTATCCCATTCCACTCAGCATGAGCCTCAACATCTTCACGGGACATGCGCGGATTGGCGTCTATGTTTGCCTGGTTCCATAAATACTCAAGATGCCCCAAAACATGCGGCGCTGGAATATCTAGCGCAAGCCGCAATTTTTTGAATTTTGTTAACATCGTTGTGTCTTTACGCATGGCCGTCACCTGAAACGGAAAGCGCCTTTTGTGCTATTTTTCCTAGAGTGTCTTTTCTGCCTGAATACATCTTCAATGCAAACTCGAAAAGCAAATAGCCTTCATGGTAGCCGCCCGATTCACCGCTTGTTTTCATAGATGCAAGCATCTCGCCAATTTCAACGCCAACGAAGTCATCAAGTTCTTTTTGCACATTTTTGTTCATGGTGTCACCTCAAAAAAGAAGCCCCGATCACGAGACACTCGGCCAAGAGGGTGTGATCGGGGCTTTAGCCATCCGAAGATGGTTTTTGGTTTTTGCTTGTCTTTGGCCGTGTGTCTCATGTCTCTATTTTATCCTATTTTCCGTGGGCTGTCAATAGGGTCAATACGCATCTGGGTGTTCCTGCGGCGTTGTCTCAGCGATGTCTTGCTAAGTGATACCGTGGCTGTTTAGTTCTTGCTCGTATTTTTCCGCGTGTTCCTTGCAGAGAAAGTGCCGCGAATCTGACCACCGGGCGCATTGCACAAGCTCTTTGTAGCCGGGAATGCATGTCACCTTCGTGCATCGGCGGCGTTTCATTTGTAGATCTTTTCCTGTTTTTCGCTTGCTCATTTTACACCAACTTTCCGCACGGGTTGCAGACGTTTCGCCAGCCCGCGCCGTTCATTGAACTCGTTTAAGCGGGCAAGTTGGTTGTCAGGGAGTAGCGCCACTTTGTAGTCTGTCAAGAATTCTTTTTGTAGCTTGATCCATGGCGGATTGCGCTTGCTGTAATGTTGGTGCTTTTCCCACGACGGGATGGTGAGGTAGTTCATGCTACATTGCCTTCCAGGGCATCCAGCGCTTAGGCTCAATCCTTAAATATGTTTCGCCCGCAACTTGCTGAATAACCCACTCTTGACTATCTTCAAACCAGTAAGTTAGGCCGACAATTTCCTTGCCGAAATCTGCCAATATTACACGTCCGTCTTTTGGGGCTTTTGATGTTTTCCAGTCCATTACACACCCCACACCAGAAGAGGGGCAACGATCTTTCTAGCCCCTCGCCGTGTTTTTTGTAGCCTTCTATCAAGGCGTTTCCGACCATTAAAGCATGACAAACGAGCGTCAACACGTTGGCGCTCCTCTCGACACACGCGGCATAAGAGCTCCGGGGTATCGGTCCACACTTTAGGCTCGCGCATCTTCTTGCGACACTCCGGGCATCGTGTTTTGTTTTTCATGTCGCCTCCAACTCCGCGATCCGCTTCACCAGCGGATTATCCGCGCAAGTCAGGACATGCTCTTTCAGCGGGCCCGTCTTAGTATACGGCTCCCCGCAATAGGCGCAAACGCCGCCGATGACCGGGCGGTTATCGCTCGACGATCTCTTAATTTCGCGCACCTTTGCCACAAATTCAGCGGCCTCGGTGGCGTTGCCGAGAAGCTCTTCCAACTCCGCGATCCGGGCGGTGGCCGCGCTGTTCACCGCTCGTAAATGGGCGTTTTCGACCCAATACGGCATGGCCGAAAACTCCGTTGTCGGAGGGTCGCCCTCCCATACATAGCGGAAATCCTCGCCCTCCTTTCCGTTATTGCCGACACCCGCCGCCTCACAGTCATCGGCGCACCCGCAGTGGTAGTCTGTGAGGTCGTCGGCGCACTCCTCGGGGCATGTTGCGATAAATCGAAGGCCGTCGCTTGTCAATATTCCAAGGTCCGGATCATCCAACCACCACGCTGTTATCTTCCATGTTTTTTTGCTCATTTGATCACCTCTCCTTCAATTCCAAACACTGCAAGATTTGCCGCCACAACTCGCCGCCGCCCTTTGCTGTGCAGTGGCCGTAGCGCACGGTGTAGAGTTTGCTCATCGTTTCTCAAGCCCCACAATTTCCGCGCCGCCGAAAAGGCAATTCCCGGCAGCACGGGCGCCATCCATAAACGCCTCCAGAACGAGGTCGGCCAATTCGTCACACGCCATGCCTTTCGCCTCTTCGTCGTCCGCATCAATTTCCATAGTTGCCTTGAGTTTCATGTCTCTCTCCTTCGGTTAACACAGCCGGTGGGCCGCGTCTTTGATTCGGTTTTCCGCGATGGCGAAGTATTCCGGGTCGCGCTCGATCCCGATGAAGCGGCGATCCCAGTACTCACAAGCCACGCCCGTGGTACCGCTGCCGCAACAGAAGTCGAGAACCGTGTCGCCTGCGTTCGTGTAGGTGCGGATCAAGTACGCCATGAGCGCCACGGGCTTCTGGGTGGGGTGTGTGGTTTTTTTAAAAATCACATTGCTAAACTCTATAACCATTTTTGGAAATCCAGACACAACGCTTATGTATTCATTGGTCTGGCTCTTTCTTTCCATCGCCCCATTAAACCCTTTAGATGCCCTCTTGTTTTTTCGCTCACACCCAAAGATTCCTTGTGGATTGTAGTTCATGCGCTGGCTACCAAGTAGAGCTGCATGTCCAATAGGAGCCTTGGAAAAGACTACGATATCCTCGTAGTCTTTTAAAGGCATGTTTTTAGAATGCGAAAAGCCCGTTGCTAGTATCTTTTTCCACACCCAACAATATTTGAACATCTTCATGTTGCTCGCGATCAGCGTCGTGGTGAATGGCTGCGAAGCCGTCATCACGATGGCCGCGTTCGGCTTGGTGACGCGCTTCAGGTGCGCCCACATCGGCTCCAGCGGGATCATGGAGTCCCAAGCACAGGCGGTCAACTGATAAGGAGGGTCACTCAAAACAAGATCGATACTCCCATCCTCGATCTCGCTCATGCGCTCAAGGCAGTCGCCAAGTAGTAGCCGGGGGGTCATGTCAACAAGTCCTCCAGTCGTTCCACCTCGGCCCCAAGATACCCTACGGCGATCCAAGACGGCATCGGGTACATGTCGCGTTCGCGGGCGGGCGGCATCACTCGGAAATCGTAAATGTGGCATTGATCCGGTCCAAGCCGAACGCCTGCATCGTGGAAGCCTTGCGCGGTTTCTTCCGTCAAAACGTCAAACTCCGCTTGCTCCGATTCCGTATCCGACAAGCAACCGAATTCAATCCCGTCGCTGGTGATACAGTCCATCACGTTTATTCTGTTGCGCCCGGTGCCTTTGCGCCGCCAGCCTGTTACTCTCCATGTGCTCATTGCTCTCTCTCCATTTCATGCCCACGCGGACACACCCTTTGCATTTCCGCGTCTGAGGCGTTGAGGTCTGACCCATCTTCCGGCATGATCGGGTGGGCGGTATATCGCCAGTTCTGGTGATGCTCTTTGCACACCGGGCAATACGTCGTGTTTGGCCCTGGATTTTCCCATTGCATTAGTCCAACTCCCTTCCGTCGATAATCGCCTCGAGGATCTGGCGGGCTTCGATCTTGCAGAGTCTATGCCTCTTGGTGTGCATCAAAGTATGGTAAAGAGCACCAGTGACACCTGTTCTGTAGAAGGTGGCAATTCGCGTCCTTCGCCCTCGCATGTCTAACACAATCTCCCATAGCCCGCTCTTAGCGTACCATGTGCATCCTCGTTTCTCCCACCGCAGCCGGATACGCTTTGGCGGCGGGTTGGCGAGGACGAAGATGCTGTGGGCGCATGGGGAGCTTATGCCGCCCCTTCTGGCCGCGTTGTTTAGCTTTTGGCATATTCCCATTTTTTCATCGCCTGCACAACCTGTGCATCCGTTGCCTCCATCTGGCACATGCACATACGTCTCCTCACCCATTTTTACAATTACCTTGCCTTTCATCAATCTTCCTCCCAGTGTTGCGAATTCGCCCACGCCGCGATACAGACCGCCGCTGCTTCGTCTTCGTTGAGATCATCCCGGCCCGTGACGCGCTTGGCATATTCCATGTACACGGGCTTGCGCTGTTTGCTGGTCGCCTTTATCCCAAGCCCGCGACACACGCCGCTCTTGCCCACTTGCCAAGTGTTGGGCGCGACAAACCGAGACTCTTCACATGCGATTTCAGCAGCCGCCTTTATTTCCCCGCGCACCACAGCAAGGTCAAGGCAACTCTTGTTCACCTTCGTGCGGCCATCCTTGCCAAGATAGGTGCCGATATAGCCGTCCTCGATAACCACGAGCACGTCGTCTTCGTGCGGCATGGCGGCATCTATGCAGCAATAGAATTCATGCGCCGTATTCCAGCTTTCGACGTGCCACTCTTTCGGGCCAGCAATTTCCCATTTCCGTTGATCTTCATTCCATTTCCATGGATGACAGTGCCAAGCGAAAACACTAGGCTTTGCGCTCGCCGGGTCCGCGCCGATGCAGTTTCGTTTTCGAGGGGTGTCAACCATCGCTTTGATCCTCCGCGCCGGTTGTGTTTATGCGTTTGCGTTCATCCATGAGCATTTTCCTCGTAATTTTGAAGCGCTTAGCTATGCATTTATCGCCGTTTTCATCAAACTCGTAAGCACAAGCAATCAAACTTTCCTGGTCATCCGCAAAAGAGGTGCATTCAACCCGATATTTTTTGTGTTCCGGACACCACCAGTCAAAGGCCGAACCCACCGCGATTCGTTGCGTTCTTTCCCACGAAAAGCGCCCGTGCCCAATTCTGCTTTCTACTCCTACAAAAATAAACGGCTTGCGCCCAAGGTATTTTTCGATTGAGATTGCGGCACGAATGTTTTTCATTCCAACAGCCACGCGATAGAGATCGTCAAGGTCACATCCGAAACGACCGCCGTGATAGCTGACAGGCTTGAATAGTGTTTCGATGTCATTCTCTTCAAAATAAAAACCGTGCTCCACGGCCAAGCGCAATGCGTCACGCCCTGGGTAGCCCGAACGTTCTCGGGAGTATTCCACAGAACAAAAAGCCTCACTAATCGCCATGGCTACAAACTCTACAACTTTGCTTTTCTTTTCCATCATTCATCCTCCGCGCCGGTGTCGGCGGTTATACCTCGATAATGCGCCATACGCGCCGTATGTTCGTCCGTAGCGGCTTCTACCGCCGCAGGTTGCATATCACCACGACGTCGCGCCCGTATCGCTGCACGACCCACAGCCGCTTGGCTCTCAGTGCGCAAACGCCGCTCGATGTTCGCTACGCGCTCCCAGCCGAAGATGCTCATGGCTTTCTCCCTGCTAACACAGCCGGTGAGCCGGAGTTTCGAAACAGATCCCCCTGTTGCTCGACGCAGGCAAACAACGCCCGAAACGCGGTGGTTTTGTCTTCACGCACATTCACCCACGTCTGATCGCTGATGCGCGTCTGTTCATTTTCCGCGCCCTCCACCACTAGCAGTGTGAATTCATCACAGCGCGGAGGTTGTTCCGGGCCCGTGAGCGCAAAGCCGATCACGCCGTCGCGCTCGTAAAATTGCAGTGGTCGTAGGTTTTCAGCCTTCATGTCACCACCCCCGCGTCTTTGCGGACAGGGGTAAACCGTCGCGGGTGCTTATGCGTGCAGGTGCCCATTAGCCCAATGTTGTTGCAGGATTTCTTGGCCCCATAGCAAACATTTTCGGTGCCAAAACCACACGAACCACCTTCCACCTCGCACACCACGCCGTCCGGCATTTCCACGATCTCGCCGACTGCATATTCGTGATTCGGTACCAGCTTCTGGGGCGGTGGTTCAAGTCCCTGCTCAGGGAATCCGCCATGAGCGGGCCGCCGCTGGCCGCTGTGGGCCGATGGAAGGGGCGGGTCTGGCACGATCTCAAAGGAGGCATCCACTTCTTCGCCTTCTTCGGCGGGCGGGGAGAGGGTGGCGATACGTTCCCAGTCGTGGCATTTGCCGGGGTAGCGGATCGAATCGCACGCGCCTTCCACGACTCTGTAAATAGTTCCTTCTGCGTCATCCATCAGTACTACCGTTCCTACTGGTGGATGTTCTTGATCCTCATACGCTACCACCGGCTCTCCCGTCAGGTGAGTAGCGAGAGCGAGGCGGTTTATTTGCAGGTTTACATCGTGCTTGTCAGCCGTAGCCGCGTGTTCTTCGGCCCATTCCCTCTCGGCTTCTATCCAGCCTTCCTGCAACTTGATGTCTTTGCGGATTATTTCCTCCTGATTCGCGTGGCGCTTGTCGTGGTGGGCGGCGCGGGCTTTGTTTACCGTTCGCGCCTTCGCGTTGTAGACGTCCAGAATTTTGCGCAACCCTGAGCCATTAAAGCTCTCCCATATCGCCTGCCGCAGCGGGTCTTTTGACTTCCTTAGCGAGTTTAGTGTCAATTCTTTCCGCTTCTTCATTGTCTAATCCTCCGTTAGTTTGGTGTTCCACGCGCTAAAACAGCAATTCTTCTTTTGGGGTTATGCCTTCTGCGACATCCCACGACGGCCACCGCAACGCCGCAGCGCGGACGATGGCTCTTGCTTTGGCGATGTTTTGGTCTTGGGCATGGTTCGCGTCCGCGCCTAAGACAATGTTTTTCCCTTCCCATTCGTCAATGGCCGCCATGCCGCCCGCTTCGCTCCGTGTGGCCTTAAAATGTTCCAAGCCGATATGGGCGACGTTGCCGATGAAGAGCGCGTCTCCGTCGTCCTGGCGCTTTGATTCGAGCAGTTCCTTGTACTGCAGCTGGAACTTCTGCTCACACAGTGCCAAGCAGGATGCAGAGGAAAAGGTGATCGTGTCACCGTCAACTTTGCCGAGTTCGGAATGCTTATGCTCCTTCTTCTGATATCGCTCAGCTATCACGTCGTGAACATCGCCGCCTTGCGCGTCACACAAGCAAAGCGGGAGAAAGGGGCATTCCTTGAACCAAGCATTACAGCCATGCTCATTGGTCAGATATCCGTGTTTTTCACAATGGAGGATCCGCTTGTGAATGCTCCAAAGCCATTCCCGCGCTTGCTTCATTCGCGCCGGGTTGATGTGGTGGACGTGCTCAAGGGTCGCGCCTTCCTTTTGGAGCAGCCACTCCAAGCACCGATCCTCGTACATCTTCCGATTCGGTTTGCCGTCCTCGTCTTTGTCCTTGCCGCAAAACTTGATCGTCGGACGCATGATGAGGCGATATTGGATCTCGCTTATCGGCACATCGGCTGCCAGCGCATAGAGTTCGCCTTGATAGCTTAGGGTCCGCTGGTCCAAGAACTTGCGCGGGTCGGTGCATGTCTTCCAATCGCTGAGCACGCCATTTTCGATCAGGTCCAGCTTGCCCGCGAATTTATGCGCCTTGGCCGGGTGCCCCGTTTCGGGGTTTAATATCGGCATCGTCACAATTTGTTCTGTCTTCATGGCTGCGTTTCTCCTTCGCATTAAAACGGGATGTCATCTTCCTTGATGGGCGCTTCTGCAACAGGGGGCGCGACAGGCGGCGGCGCGACAGCACCGGGAACCTCCGCATTGAGCGCCCAGAAGTCCACGACGTTATTGTAGACCTTGCCTTCCTTGTTTTTTTCAGGCGCGACACGCACCATGAGGCGCATGTTGAGCATGCCCTGGTGACATTGGAGGTCGTTCGGCTCGTAATTCCGGCAATCATCTTTCGATACGCCGCAAGCCTTCACGAAGGAAATCAGCTTCCAAAGCGACTTAGCAGTGAGCGTGATCGTGACGGTGTTAATCTGCATCGTCGTCGCGCTCTTTACTTCAAACTCCACAAAAGGATAGTTATTTGCGTTGGGGAAGCGCCCCATCTTCGCGCCCGACACAAAGACTTCATGGTCGCCCGCGCCCAGATAATCCCCGCCCGTTTCGTCCCAGTGATCTGCAAGTGACATGCTATTTCTCCTTCTTGGTTGTGGTGGTTTTGGTGCCGAGAATCTTTCCGAAGATCTTCGTCCAGTTCGTTTCTTCATATTTCTCAAGCGCAGCGGTTGCGTCCTTGGCAAGCACCGCGCCCGTGTTGATGGTCTGCCAAACCCGGTCGCCCGTTTCGTTGCTCTTCATGTACAGAACAAGGTCAAAGTAGGCCGCGCATTCAAGCGCAAACTTGCCAGCGAGGTTCGGGGTGCGCATCACCATCCCGGTCTTCTTGTCTTCCTTCCAATCGCTCAGAGCCGTGAAAATAGTATGAACTGGAAGATGATTGACGGCAGAGATAAATGAGACCATCCGAGTCCGAAGAAGGTTATAGTCCTCCATGGTCATCAAATCATCATAGGCATTTAACGCCGTTTCCCTCTCACCCTCCGTGCGCTCTTTGATGAGGGCTGGGCGGTCAACCTGAACAATATTTTTCTTGCACAACTCATTGGCCTCAGAAAGCGAATCGATAGCGAGAATCTTTATGCCCTTCAACTCCTCCCCCTCAAAAGTCAACGTTAAGGAACCGTCTGTTTCTGACTTTGCACACACAAACACGCGCATCAATTCGCGCAGATCGTCCCACTCTTTCACCACTGCAACATTGTATTCTTTGTCTCGCAGCGGAATAAGCCCACGCTCCATGGTCACAATCAGCGTGTTTTCAACCGGCAAAGTGCCGAGGCTGGTCGTCTTGCCCACGCCGCTTTCTCCATGCACAAGCGCATGAACAAGCGTCAATTCGCGGGAATTTGATTTCGTTAACTTCATTTTTCCATTCCTCCGTTTCGTTCAATCAGGTCAAAAAATCCATTGCAGCAAACTCGGCAAGCTGAGCCCGAGAAAGACAATCACGCCAATTGCAATCAGGCACCCGTACTGCGGCGGCTCAGGGTCGGTGTAGTGATCGCGGGTCATGGGGCTTCCTCCGTTTCGTCTTCGGTTTCAGGCTCCGGCGTGTAGAGCTCCCAGTCAGGCGGGAATTCCTGCATGCGCTCGAAATCGCTGGGGCCGGTTATGCCGGGAGTGCCGAGGCCGCTCATGACGCGGCGTCTTTGTAGACGCGCTCGGCCTTGATGGTGACGTTGGCGGCTTCGATGGTGTGATCATCCCAGTCGTCTCGCAGTATGGTTGCGAACTCTCCAGTCGTGGCATCCCTAAAATGATACCTCTCCGGGGAGATGTGGGTCATGCTTAGCAATGCTACAAACTTGCCGTCCGCGAAACAGTGCCCCCCGATCTTTATCTGGCCACACGCCACCGTCTCCGCCATCGGCGCCTCCTCGGGTTTCTGCGCGGCGAGCCATTCGTCGATGTCGGGGCGGGGGTGGACTTTGGCGGACTGGTCAATTTCGTGAATAACCCCTTTGCGGTCAACTCCACGCCTTGGCACATTGGCGGCCTCGTGGACGCAGCTTATCTTTTTGAGAATGTCGCCGCCCAACTGAAAATGTTCACCTTCTATTACGCTTGTTATTCCCATCATCTCCAGCCCCTTCGGCTCCACAATCTCAACCGTCACATTCGGTTTCTTGTTCATGTCTCTTTTCTCCCTTCGCCGGTCCGCACCCATTCCATCCTCACGCCAAGCGCGGCGCAGACTGTTCCAAAGGCTTCGATCTTCGGCTCGCATGGATCGATGTCCCTGACCCAAGTCCGCACGGTAGTCCCCGCCACATCAGTAGCCCTGTCAAGCTGTCGAAAACCCCAGCCTTTGTCGGTCATGGCCTCCAGCAGTCGGCCTCCGAGTGTTTTATTTTCTGCCATCGAGTTAACTCCTTTTGTTAAATACAATTACACTATATCTTATTATATAGCATTTGTCAAGAGGTTTAGTAAATTTCTTTTCGTCCACAATAGCCTATGGATAAAGGGTTTCGTGCGATTCGCGGCCCCGTCGCCGAAAAAAGATTGAAAAAGATGGAAAAAGGCTTGACATCCTGTTTAGCATGTGATAAACTAAAATTGAAAGTTGAGAGAAGGCGGGCAACGAGGCCCGGAACCGAAACCACAAACGAAGGAGAAAAACGATGTCACTTTTCACACAAATGGCGAATGCAAAAAATGGTTCGGAATTTCTGAATTCAGCACTTAAAGAAATGGGGCGCAACGGTGCAGCGCAAAAACATCTTCGAGAAGCAAAGCAAGCATTGAAACTTGCAAAGAAATTGGGAAACTAATCTTCCCTTTCCCGCTTGAAATTTTCAACACCAAACCAAGGAGAGAAACCATGAACACGAATATCGATGAACTGAAAAGTGAAGACCACGCAGTCGAAGCAATGGCGCTTGTCGGCTGGACAAAGGACACTAGCCGCGGAATGATTACGGCTGACCAGCTTGACGCCTTGGCAGAGATTGATGACGCAGAGCCCACGAGTAGGTGTATGCCTGCTGGAGAAGAAGATAATGTAGAGTGGAAATCCAGCGTTGCCCTGCCGTTAGCAGACGGGACGCTCGTTGACCTGTACATCTACTGGGGGTTCGATAGCCGAGTATGGGGCGACACTGACCCGGAGAACTACAACTGGGACATCAACGACGTGGATCATGTAGATTTCTGGTAAGCTAACACCCCCACGCGGGCGGCCCGGTCGCCCGCTTTTGAAACCGAAACCACAACAAACAAAGGAGAACATCATGAAAACATCCGCCGAACTAAGAGCGAGAGAGATAGCCAGCATGGAAAAGGCCCGCAATGAATACATAGGCCGCATGGTAAACGTGCAGACCATGCTCGAGCGGATCAAGGATCTCACTGATCACGCCATCGATCCCGAGGACATCCATTGGGGCGACGTTGCCAACATGGGCCGCGTAGAAATGTCTCTCACTGAAATTTGCGAATACCTTTAGGAATGGACACCATGAAAAACAAGCATCAAGAATTCCGCGCCGCCCTCGCCCGTTGCGTTTCTAGCATGTGATAAACTAAAATTGAAAGTTGAGAGATGGCAACCAAGGAGAGACACGATGGACATCATGGAACAAATCAGGGCAGAGCGAAGAGAAGAAAACGCGAAGCTCAAGCCCATAGTAGAATCGACCATACTTGAAGTGCTTGCAGACTTTGCGGCCCTGAACCGTCCAATGCCAACCACGGCCACACTGATCGCTGATTGCCTCATCGATCACAGGATTGGGCGCGAATATCTCAGAACGAAAAAGGAAATGGTAGCGTTGACTTCTGGTGCCTTGAAGCGGTTGCAGAAAAAGGGCAAAGTGCAAAAGCTGCAAGGCATTGGATTGACAGGAAAGATCGCCTATGTGTGGGAGGTTAAGCCAGTGACAAAAACCGCGTATTCTGGAATGTATAACGCTATCTTTTTGCTGAGAAAAAATGAACCCAAAGATGGTTATTATGGCGGATTCTCGGGCGGAAAAGATTCTTGTGTGATCAAACACCTTGCGAAGCGTGCAGGCGTTCAAGTGGAATGGCATTATCACATGAGTATAGACCCTCCGGAATTGGTGCTCTTTGTGCGTGAAAAGCATCCCGATGTTATTGTTGACCGGCCAGAAATGCAAATATTCAAAGAGGTGGAGAAGCGCGGTATGCCATGGGTAAAAGCGCGGTGGTGTTGCTCTATTATTAAGGAACGGCACGGCAAAGGCTACACCAAGATCCTTGGAGTCAGAAAAGAAGAGTCACCCCGCCGCATGCGGACATGGGACGAAGTTACGGGCGATGTGGTTGCTCCGATTTGCCTGTGGTCAACAGACGACGTATGGGAAT